ACAATGTCCGCGCGTTCCGCCTCCCCGAGCAGGTAGACGGTGACGTCCTCCGGTCGATCCACCCACGCCCACGCCACCGCCGTGACTTCCCCAGTGGTGAAGTCTGAGCCGAGATAGCTCAAAGGGCGGTTCTCGATGTCGACGTCCAGCACGCGCATCGGGCGCGACGGGACCGTGATGCGGAGCGGCCCGACGTCAATGCGCGCGGCGGGCGCGCTGGGCTTTTGGATGATCTGGAGAATCATCGGCGACGACTTGGATGTCAAACGCGGTGCCCGCTTCGAGCCCCAGGACGGACTTGCCCGCCTTGAGCGCTTGGATCTCCGGCAGCAGCACGTCTTCCTCGAAGTCGATCCGATCGAGTGCCTGCTTCAGCCGAAACTGTGCCCGCCGAACGGCTTTCAACTTCCGCTCCTGCCGACTGTCCCTGCTTAAAGACACTCAATCGCTCCTTGATGTAGGTCTTGATCAGACGCGCCGATTCATCCGTGCGCGCGTACCCGTAGTAGTGGTCCCCGACTTTGAGCATCCGCCGCCGGTTATAGCGGGCACGCGATGCCTTCCGATCTGGTCGTGCGTTGGCGAGCTTGAGTTGTGCGCGACGCTTGATCATGCAACACAAGCGCCGCGAGTCCACGTACATCGGCTCGCCGTGACAAGCACAGAGGCGCGTCGGATCGATCGGCATCACGACGCCGCCAACTGCGCGCCACCGAGGTCCGCGTACTGCACACACTCGTCTTCGTTCAGTGACCGACTGAGCGGGAATCCCAGCATCTGCTCGAGCAGGTACGGCGGCAATCCGCCCCCGGGCGACTTGCACACCAGATCGCCCGACTGCAGGACGTGCCCCGCCGGCAGATCATGCGCCGCCACGATCGACTTCGCCATCTTCCGCAGTGGGGCTTCTTCCGAGGCATAGCGCCGCTTCACGCCGTCCCCCAGCGCGATGTGCGCCCGCTCGAGGTCCCGCACCAGCTTCTTCATGCCGGCCGGTTCGAGCGAGAAGGCGTGGTCCGTGCCCTTGTTGGCCCGGTTCAGCGTGAAGTGCTTTTCAATGATCCGCGCACCGAGCGCGTAGGCGAGCAGTGCCATCGCGATGCCCGAATCGTGCCCCGACCACCCGATCACGCAGTCGGGATACCGCACCAGCATCTGCGGGATCACCTTCAGATTCAGCTCCGCGAAGTCCCGCACGGGATACGCCGCCGTGCAGTGGAGCAGCGCGAGCTCGTGGGTGTGCCGCGTAACCGCTTCCACGGCCCGGTCGATGTCCTCGAACGTGCCGCCCCCCGTGGAAAGGATGATCGGGCGCCCCAACTGCGCGACGTGGCGCAGGAGTGGTGTGTTCGTCAGGTCACCCGAGGCGATCTTGATCGCCGGCATCCCCATCGTCGCGCAGAGGTCCGCGCTGTGGGCGTCAAACGCGGTCGAGAACAGCGTCACATGCTGCGCCCGCGCCGCGGTTTGACAGTGCATCAGGTCCGCGAACGTCAGTTCCAGGGCTTCCCGGTGCTTCCCGTAGGTGCTGCCGTAGCTGTGCTCGTGCTCGTAGGGCTGCTCGAGCAGGGCGCGGGTATAGAGACTGGGATTGTCCCGTTTCTGGAACTTCACGGCGTCCACGCCGGCACTCGCCGCGGCTTCGATGTGCTGGATCGCCGAATCCACAGACCCGCCGTGGTTGTGGCCGATCTCCGCACATATATACGCTGGGGCATCCAGGGCGATCCGCCGGCCGTTGAGGGTCAGAGATGCGTCGGACATTCCAGATCCAGCGGCGCGCCCATCGGCTTGACGATCACGCGGTCCTCGAACACCGGGTTGGAGGCTTCGACCAGGATGGAGTCCTCGAGCGCGATCACCTGATGCACCGCGCCGGGCGGGACGTGATACGACTCCCCGGGGAGCATGATCCGGCTGACCAATTGGCCGGCGGCGTCGTGGAAGTTCACCTGCGCGGAGCCGCTGAGCAGAAAGAACGTCTCGTCCTTCCGTTCGTGGTACTGCAGGTGCCCGCCGTGCCCCTTGTTCATCCACAGCACTTTCCCGAGGTAGTCGGCAGTGTGCGCGAACACCAGTTCCCGGCCCCACGGCTTGCCGGGAATGTCGTGCGGCTCGAATGGTTCGATCATGGGCATACGGGACTCGGCTGCAGGATCGCTTTGACGTCCGCCCACGTCGGCACGCGGCCCCCGTGACCCTTCACGCAGGTGTGGACGTTCAGCGCGGGGCACTGGGGCGAGTGCTCGTCGAGGTTCGTGATCAGCATCTTGTCGCGCTCGAGCACCGCCCACCCCGTCGTGTTGTTCGCCCGAAACGCCGGATCGTAGAAGACCGCGCAGGCATCCGCCGCCAGGATCTCTTCGTGCAGCGCGCAGTCGCTCAGATAGCCCAGCACGTCCACCCGTTCCGGCCCGAACACGTCGCGGAGCAGGTTCGCGGCATCCGCCAGCGCGGTGTCCCACGGCGTGCCTTCGTGGACCCCGGTCGACAGCCGGATGTAGTGCGGCTGCCACTTCAGCCACCGCTGCAAGGCTTCGTAGTGCGGACGCATCGCGGCGACTTTGTGGCCCATCCCGAATGTCAGCACGCGATAGCCACGTTTGGACTCTGGATACTCCACTGTTGGAGGACACGGCAGGACGTCGGCGCCGTCGATACGGTCCTGCTCGGACACCACCCAGACGCGCTCAGCGCTCATGATCCAGTAACGCTCTCGACTGCCCATCGAGCGCGTCTCATGGAGTAGGAGATCGTAGGGTCGCGTGAATCGCGCGCAGTAATTGTCGCCAAGTTCGGACGGCTTGATCGAGATCAGCGGATGATGTGCCGGCCCGCAAATAGGCTCATGTCTCACGCCGAGCTCTCGCGCAAGGCGAACGTTCCACTTCGTCACCCCGCACGTCAGCGGGTTCGTGTGATAGCTCCAGACGGCGTCGATCATCGCGTCACGCGCTCGTAGACCAGCACACGGCCCTTCTTCAGATGGTCCATCGTCTGTTCCTTCTCGCGATCGCGCTTGAAGCCGTGCAGCACGAACAACGCGCGCAGGAAGTCCTGATTGAGCATGGTGATGTGCGTCGGATCGAGCTCGTCACTCGTCGCGACGTCGAGTAGATGCTGCGGATCGGGATGGAAGCGCGTGGTGAGGTAAACCCAGCGCTTCGACAAGTCGCACAGTTCACGCACGACGCCGAGATACTTCCGTAATTCGACGTGTTCCAGCACTTCCCGGCAGACGACGAGGTCGTACTGCCCACGCGGATACTGCGCGAACACCGGGCTGTGCGGGTCATACGCTTCCACCCACAACCCCGCCTTCGAGCAGAGCAGGGCTTGCAGGTGCCCGTGGCCGCAGCCGAAGTCCAGAATCCGCTCGGCCGGAAACGTCGCAGCGATCAGGTCCGCGGTCGGCCCGTCGACGTCCTTGCGTGCGTCCCACGAGTAGTCCGTCACCGGCACCCACGGCTGCGCGGCTGGCTGCTCGAGCATCAACTGCTCGAACGTGTCGAGCACGCTGTCATTGAACACGCGGCGCAGAATCCGAGCCTCATCCAGCGCACGAACGGCCGAACCGTGCTCGCTCATCCCGCCAGCCTCTCACTACTCGTCCGATGCACCGCCTGCAGATACCCAATCTGCGCCCCCACGAACACACAGGCGTCGAACACGTCCACCGGGATCTTCCCCTTCCAGTCCCAGCCCTTCACCAGCATCTTCGGCCACAACCGCGTGATCGCCCCCGCCAGCGTCTCGTCGCTCACCACACGGTCGACCATCTTCAACGCCTTGATCGTCTCCACCCGCTCATGCTGGCTCTGAAACGGCGTTCGCCCCTTCGCGACGATCGCGGCGTCCGGTGCGACGCGCACGCAGACCTTCCCGTAGGCGCGTGCCGCCTCGAGGTAACGGATATGGCCCAGATGCAACGGATCGAAGCACCCGTCCGCCAGGACCACGACGGAGCCGTGGTCACTCTTCAACGACGGCGATCCGCTCGTACTTGTCCGTCACGGCGCCCGACGGCCCCGCGCGGTGCAGGAAGTCCGCGGCCTGGTCCCCGAGACTCCGGCTGGCCGCTTCCACGACCTCCTGCCGCATCCCGGCCGAGTTGCCGACGTTCTTCAGGTTCAGCGCCGTCTTCGCCTGCTGAATCCTGGCGAAGATGTCCTTCGGCATCGACATCAACACCTCTTGCCCGCGCTCGCCGCGCACGATCGTCCCCGTCGCGTCGGTCTGATACCCGCCCAGTTGGTCGACGTCGGCCACATCGTCCGGCTTCACCGGCTCCCACCCGCGGCGCTTCTTCCGCCAGATGTGGTCATTCTGGATGCCGCCGTTGAACCACCGGCAGATCCGCGATGTGTCCTTGAGCTGAATCGCTTCGGAGGGTTCCCCGAAGGGATTCTGAATTGCGCGCTCGTACACCGCGACGTGCGGCTTTCTCGCTTCTGTTTTCGCCATCAGTCGTCCTCAATAACGTTCGTTCTACCCGGCTTGAAGTCCGCCGTCGCCTTGTGGAAGGCGTCTTCGGTCATCCCCCGCGCCGCGATCACCTTCCGGTCGAGCGAGGTCAGCGCCTGTTTGGTCCGAACGGTGCCCCCAGAGTCTTCCGTGAACAGCGGCGCACGGGCCGGCGGCGCCGGCTGCGGCTGGCCCGAGAACCGCGACGCCCCCGCAGCCACCGCGAGGAGTACCGTCGCCACCTGCGGGTCCGCGGCGAGTTCCGCCGGCATCCCCGCGAACACCTGCCGCAGCGCGTTCTGGTCCACCGAGGACCCATCCGGCAGCTTCACCGAGAGGGCGCGCTGGAAGTTCATGTTTGCGCGCTCCTGTGCCGTGGTCTGCTGCATCGGCGCGACAATGCGCTGCGCCGCGCTCTGGGCCAGTCGTTCCTGCCGCTGTGCGATCTTGGTCGCCCGCGCCACGTCGAGCTCGCCCTTCGGTGTGTAGAGGTCCAGATCGCGCGCCAGGGCTTCGATCTCTGGGTCCACGCCGGCCGGTGCCGGCGCCTGCGTCTGCTGCGGCTGCATCAGGTGGGGATTCGCCTGCAGGAACTGCACGTAGGGCTGCGCCTGCGCGATCCACGCCTCGGCCTGCTGCACGCGGGACGCGGCTTCCTTCAGCGACTTCGCTTCGCGGCGCGTCTCGAGCAGCGCGGAGAGCGGGACATACTTCTGCCCGCCTACTTCGACGGCTTCGACTTCCGCCGGCTGCGCCTGTGGCTCTACTTGCTGTTGTTCGGGCGCGGCGGTGTCGGTCGTCTGTTCGGGCGCCGCCGTTTGTGACTCGGGCGCCTCATCTTCGACGTTCGTCAGAGCTTCACTCATACAGGCACAGCCTCGATCTCAGGTTCCGGGTCCAGCACACACAGAATGTCGGATTCACGCATCAGCAGATACTTCTCGTCGTCCACATGGATCTCTTGACCGGAGGCCCAGGAGAACACCACGTAGTCGCCGATTTTCACGAGCGGAGCAGGGCGCACGAGCGACAGCAACAGCCGGCCGGTGTCACATTCACGGCACGGACACGCCTGCGGCGGCGAATCGCAGCAGCGTCCATCGACCCACCCCTGCACTTCGGCCAACTTCGGATGCTCACACGGCCCCACCGCCACCACCGTCCCGGTCTGCTCCGGTTTCCCGTGCTCCGACAGCCACAGGCCCGACTCGGTCTGCTCCGGGTTCTTCTCCGGTTTGATCAGCACGCGATCGTGTAACGGTCGGAGATTCATGGCGCGCTCACAATCCGAATGACCGCCACCGCGATCACCACACCCACGACACACGCGAGCCCAAAGATGGCCCAGTCAGCCCAGCTCATACGCCCCCTCGTCGCATCGACGTCGGCCCTTCCGGTTCCGGCGCCGGCCGTAGCAACCGCAGCCGCTCACTCGGAAACGCCAGCATCTGGTCGACCGCCCGCTTCGCCGCCACCACCTGTCGGAGCTTGTTCAGCGCCGCCGTGTCGTCGTTGTCGTTCGCGCACGCCGCGATGTGATCGCCTAACTTCTCCACCCAGATCGCCTTGTAGTGCTCCAGCAACTTGTGCCAGCCGTCGGAGCTCACGAGGTCTTGCCAGATCCGCAGTTCGTTGACCTTGTCGTCGCTCACGGGCAAGGCACTTTCTGAGACACGGCAACAGCAAGGACCGCAGCGAGAACGACCAACAACATCATCAACTCTCTAAAATTCACTTCCGCAGCACCATCGCGATATACGGCCCGTCACTCCCGTGGTCAAAAATCTGCGCGTACTCCCGCTGCAGCCCCGACGGCACCAACAGCCGGCTCGCCAACGTCTCCGGGTCATACGCGCGGTGCTTCCCCGTGTTCTGATACGGCCCGTGCGGCCGATACGGCACGTCGAGGTAGCACAACCCGCCCGGCTTCAGCCACGTCCCGATCAGGCGCATCGTTTCGCTGTCCCCGTGCTCGTCCAGCGGATCGTCATACGCCCCCAACCCGATGTGCTCGATCGCACTCACCGACACAATCGCGTCACACGACTGCTTCGGGAACTCCAGCGTCAGTACGTCCGCTTGAATCAGCTCCCCCGGCCGTGAACACGCGCGCACGTCCACGCCGACGATCTCGAGGTCCGGTCGCAGCGCTAACATCGGGCTCTGCCAGTCCGCCTCCGCGCAGCCAATCTCGAGAATCCGCGCCTTGTCGGGAAAGACGATGTGGCCGGCATTCCAGACGTCGGCGAAAAAGCCGATGCAGAGGTCTTTCGACTCGAACGCCACTTACTGCGGTCCCATCGGTCCCGGCGCCATCGGCGGACCCGGCGGTAGTCCTGGCGGCATCTGGCCGGGGAGCCCCGGACCCATCCCCATTCCGGGTGGAGTGAGGCCCGGCCCCAGCGGAAGGCCCGGTGGCATCCCCGGCAGACCCATCGGCGGGGCGCCCATGCCCATCTGTGGCGGCATCATGCCCCCGCCCTGCTGCGACATGAACGCCGCCCGATTGTGGATGTTGAACGCCTGCAGGAGCTCCATGAAGATGCCCCGGATCGCCTGCGGGTTCATCAGGAACGACTGGAAATACGGCGACTTGCTCACCATCTCCATGAACTGCACGAGGTCATTGCGCCGGCGCCCCGGATCGGCCGACACGACACTCCCGAACGGCTTAAACCGGAACGAGCCTTCCAGTAGCGACGCCGTGAACTTCCCGTTCGGCATGGACTGCTCGATCGGCACGCCGCGGCCCTCGAGGCCCACCATCAGCGACTGCGGCGTCTCCACCCCGTCCGGCTTCTCCGCGAGCGTGCGCTTCCAAATCGCGTGGCGAATCTGCGCGATGTCCTCCATCGGCTCTTGGAACCGCCGCACGATCAGGTCCATCCGCACGAAGCTCTGCTCCGTCGCCATGTTCACTTCGCCGAGCGTCCGTGACTCCTGCGCCACCTGCCCCGAGGCAATGTCGTTGATCCCCGCGATGCGCTCGGCGGTGCGCTCCATCATCTGAATGTGCGTGAACACGGAGCCGTCCTGCTCCGGCACCACGACCGGCTCGACTTCGTTCATGCTCCGCACGTCAATGACGGCCTTCGGCCCCCACGGCTGCTCGATCGGGTCCCACAGCGCGCCCGTCATCCGCTTCACCGGCGCCTGCACCACCATCGAGGCGCGGTCTGCGGCCATATTCCGCCACGCCGTGTGCTCTTCCGTGATCGTGATCAGCTTGTGCCCGATGAACGAGAAGCCCTCCGTCGCCCGATCCGGCCGCGGGAAGAGGATGATCGGCACGAACCGGCACCGCTCTACGTCGTCATACTGCAGGCGCAGCAATTTCTGCTGGTCCAGATGCACCGTGCAGACATACCAGCGCATCCCTTTCGCGTTCTTCGGCACCGGCAGGCTGTGCATCTCGAGAATCACCGCGAGATCCACCTTCAGGAGCAGTTCCCACAAGTCCTTCTCGGCGCTCTTGTGGTCCTGCGTCGGCGCGACGTCTTGCTTCGCCCGCTGCAAGGCCGGCGTCGCCTCCGCATCCTGTACCGCGGTCAGTTCATCGACGCTCGCCTTGTGATACAGCGCGTCCTCGCCCTTGCTCTGCGCCTGGAGCTCGAACAGCCGCTTACTGAACTTCTTCCCGTAGCCCCAGATTTGCTGTTTGTCCCGCGCGTGCCCCGGCAGGATCACGGAGTCCCGATACGGTATGACGCGATACTGCGGCCCCGTCCGCAGCACGGGCTGCTCATCCACCACCACTTCCGCGCTCAGGTCGCCCTCGATCGCTTCGACGTAGGTGCCATCGTCCTTCTGCATCAACTGCGGCCCGCCGTCCTCGCCGAACACGGGCGCCTTCGTCATCGGGTCGAACCGCACCGCCGCATTGATGGTCTTCCGCGTCACCGGCTGGAGGTCGTAGCCCTCGGAAATCTCGAGCAGCGCCCGCGGTTCGATGAGCGCGTTCAGTAACAGCTTGTCGAGGACGCTCTGCAGCCGCTCTTCTTCTACCTTCCACTGGTGGAACTCCTCCACAAATGGAGCGCGCTGCGCCGCCTGGCCCCAGCCCTCCACCGTCCATACGGGTTCCGACCAGACCGTACGCATGATGCGCGCGTGGAGCGCGTCGACCTTCTCCGCGGGGATGTAGGACGTCAGGTCCGCGGCGTCCGGCCACGGCGTGTTGTGCCCCAGACGGGTGCGCGCCTGCTCGTAGAGCTGGTGCCAGTAGTCCACTTCCTGCTCTTGGCTGGCTCGCGCGTCGAGGCCGGCCTGGAGTTCGCGCGTGATCCAGAGCGCCAGGCACTCGCGCTGCTCGTCGGTCAGCTTGACCGCGTAGGGGTCACCGTTCGGGTAGATGGGCATCAGCGTTTGCGCGGGGACTTCCGCGTTGTGGTCTTCTTCACGTTGTCGCTCAGGGCCGGACAGACGCCGGTTGTTTGACTCATCCCTTCACCTCTGCGAGATCACACGCCGCGTTGACAATCGCCCGCAGTTCCTTGGGCGGCAGCGAGAAGCCCCACGCCCCCACGGACACCCGAATCAGCGTCGGCGCCTGCGGCTCGAGCTTGAGCATCGCCTGCCCCTTCGATTCGTGGTCGTAGGAGTGCACCACCGGCGCCACGATCGTCCAGACCGCCATCAGTAACCACCCCGTCGCCCGCCCACCGTGCGCCGATACAGCCGGTCATACGGATCGACGTCGCGCTGCGCCTTTCGCAGCATCCCCGCCTCGACGCGCGAGGCGTGCCGCAGCACCTGTTCCGCACTGGGCTGCGCGCCGCCGAAGTTCAGCTCGAGGTATTCCAGGCAGTTCTGCCCGTGCTCATACCACCCGTCCTTCTTGGGCCGGCGCATCGGCTTCGACGCCACCGAGATCATGTGCTCGTCCCACACGTAGCCCGCTTCGAGGCCGTCCGTCAGGAACTTCCACGAGCGCGTCCCGCCGTGCCCCGCGAGCAGCCACCGTTCCGGGTTCTTCTCGACACCGAAGGCTTCCCCGTCCGGCGCCCGACGCCGCATGTAGGACGCGATCCGCTCCACCATCGCCAAGCGCACGTCCGGCGCGTTGCTGTTGTCCTTCCACCGCGGCGCGAAGCCGTAGTCCTGCAGCACGCGGACGCCGTTGTCGCGCACGCCCTGGCTGTTGTCGTGACTGCCGGCGGGGTCACAGCACGTCTGCACCTCGAGCAGCCGATCGCCAAACCACTCGGAGCGCTTCTGCTGCACGATGGGCAGGAAGTCCTGCAGGTAGAGGTCTTGCCCCATGACGCCGCCGAGCAGATGCACGCCGCCGTAGGGCGTGAACTGGCCCCAGATTACGCACGGGCAGTGCTTGCCGAAGTCGACCGCTTCGCAGAGGGGAAGATGAGGGTTGAACGTAAGCGCCCGTTCATGAAGGCTTCGGACAAACGCGGGAGCCAAGCCTTTTTCGGGATCGCCACCATACACAGGTCGGCCGATGACGTTGAGGCCGCGGAGTCCCAGAACAGCGCTACGATGCTTCGGGTGCGACGGAGGGTACGCTTGCTCGAGGCCCGTGATCGTTTCCGGCGGGAGGTTGTGCGCGTTCGCATAGATGGGTGCCGAGTAATATTTCCGCCCGACGATGTGGTTGTCCTCAGGAAACTCCCGCGCCAGCCAGTGGTTCTCGTCCGGCGGATTCGGGGTCAACAGAATCTGGTGCGGATACCCGCTCTGCGACAGCCGGCCCGTCATCTCGAGGAACACGTCATGCGGCAGTTCTTCGGTCTGGTCGTTGCAAATCCCCGCCAGCGTCTTGCCGCGCAGCTTGCTGTACCGGGACGTCTGGTCCTGCGCCTTGATGCCGCGGATGTAGACGCGCGAGGACTTCCCGTTGACCGCAGGAAAGACATCACACAGCTCCTCGGGGTCCCAGGTCACCCGCACGCCGGCCCGGTTGCAGATAGCCCGCCACGGTGGTTTCAGCGTCGAGTGCGTGTCCTCGTCCGAGTAGCGGCAGATCAGCCAATGGATGCCCGGATGCTCGAGACATGACGTGAACACCTTCCACAGTGCCGCCGTGGTCTTGCCCGCTCGGAACGCCCCCTCGAAGTCGATCAGCCGGGTGGTATCGCGCATGAACTGCGCGACCACGCCCTTCCAGACCATGCGGACTTCGGACTCAGGCGTCGCCGTGGTACTCATGCACGATCGTCTTGACCAGATGCTCCCCGCCGGCGCCAGGGCCGACCACTTCGTGCGGGATTAAACGCCCGTACAGCATGTAGAACTGGGTCTGGTTCTCGCGCGCCCACGCCGCCATCGCCGGAATGCCCCCCAGCTTCGCGAAGACCGACAGGATCGAGTCCTTGCACCCCTGCGTGAGCTTGTTCGGCGTGCCGGCTACCCGGCCGCCGGTCTTGCGGCCTTTAGCCATCTACTCCGTCTACTGTGGAACGAGCCGTCCCATGCTCATGATGCACAGGACGGCGACGGTTAGGTGGAACAAACGGCCGAAATATTCGCGGAAATCGGGCGGAAAAATCGGTAGCGGTAGGACGGGCGTCCCCGGCGGTGGTTCACGATCGGTTCGCGTACGACGTGCCCGCCCTCCGTGAGCACACGTAAGAGCTCCACGGTGGTGTTCGGGTGGACGTGCGCGTACTGCGCGATGGCGCTCGAGAGTTCATGGCCGGCTTGCACGGCGTTCAGGACGCGCTCAATCGCTTTCTCGGCCATCAGACGAACTCGCCCACGATGAGTGCAGCCCCCTCGCCTGGTCGTATGGTGGGCGTGGTGCCGCCCTCGCGCCAGTCCCACTCAGGCCCGATGATGGTCGACCACGCGATCGGCTGTGGGGGAGCCAGCGCTGACGGTCCCCAGAAGTCTCCGTCGCACACCGTGGCGAACTTCTTCCCTGGTCCTTGCCACCACCAGATGTTCCCGCCTGAGACATGACCCCATGTGGCGATGTCCTCAGGCAGACTGTTCAGCAGCAGCGGCACCGCGGAGAAGCCTGGCGCGATCGACGGGTCACGACCGCGTACCGCTTCCCCGCTGAAGAACGTGACGGCATTGCCCACGAGCTGATTCATCGCGAGCGTGGCGACGATGCGGCCCTGCGACGTCGTGCCCATGAACGCATCGGGATGGACATGCGGCTTCGGCTCGCCTTCCCACATCGGCAGCGGGAAGTGGCCCGGATCGCCTTCCCAATAATTCGGGGTAAACGCACGCTTGACGCACCGATCCTCGTCGCGCATCCCGTGCTTTTCGAGGATGTCCGAGTGTGTCGACGCACGATACAACGCTTCTGGATTCTCGTTCGGTGGCGCTCCACACGCACACAGCGGCGCCGGTCGCAGCGTCGACCGCACCATCGCGAACAGTTGGCCGTAGAACGCAATCTGCTCGTCGCTATCCCGCATCGGCGCGTTCTGCCAGTACTCGTTATCGCCTTCCCACAGCGCGATCGTCTGCGCGAGGCCGGCGGCTTGCAGCGCCTGCGCACAGCGCGTCTCCCACGCCATGCGTTCCGATGTGCCCCACTGCCGACCGCAACTGAGCTGGAGACGAAGCCCACGCGCCTGGCAGGCGAGGCCGAAGCCGACGAGTGCCTGAATCGACCACTCAGGTAGCACGGCACGTCCGGCGAAATACCCGCTCGTATCCGACTCGCCCAACACCCGCAGGATACGAATCCCCTGATAGCCAGCCGTGACGACGCGATCGAGCACGCCCCCGGCCGCAGACTGGTTGTCGCGCCAGTCTCTTAACGCGCAGAACCACGAACAGAACAGCACCCGTCGCGGTCCCGTGTCGTCCGCGTAGCTGTGCGTTCGGAGTCCAGATGTCGGATGATGGACCACACGCAACGGCCCGACGAGCGCGCGAGACACGGTCTGCAGCAGTGGCTCCACCGCCGGCAGCAACGTATCACCCTGGCGACTGGGGTCAGGGGCAACACCCACGCGGATCTGCCGGTCCCGGCCGGCGCGAATCAGCACACCGTGGCGTACGTAGGGCTTGTAGCCTTGCGCGTCGATTGTCAGATAGCTGTAGGCGTCCGTGCAGTCCGCCCCGATGCGGAGCCCGAGCAGTGCATGGCCGTCCTGGTCAAGCGTGAACGTGTGCCCCCCGCCCACGTCGTCCAAGTAGCCCGAGGCGCCCGCAAATTCCGGCGGGAGCACCACTAACCGCGGTACGACATCAGCCATCAGAGTCTCCAGTCTCGAATCGCGTCCAGCTGTCGCTTCGGCGCTCCGTCTGCCGCGTGCAGCCCGAAGTAGTCCCGAAAGTCCGTGCTCCCCGCCGGCCCGTCCCGCCACTGGAACGCCACCACGACGTCGAGATCGCCTCGGGCCGCATACCGGCGGAAGTCCGTAACCAGCTTCTGGTACACCTCTTCGTCCGTCAGGCGCACGTCGCGCTTCCAGATCCAGAACCCCGCCTCTTCCCACCACGTATGCCAGCCGAACTCTGTGCAGACAATGTCCCGTCCGTTCGCGATCTGTTTCAGTTCGTCAATGCCCCCGCTCCGAGGCCACGGACGCCGTGGCCCTTGCTGGTTGCCATACGGGTAGTCGTGAAAGCCGATCACCACGTCAGGTGGGAGCTCCGGCATCACGCGGGCGTAGAAGTCGAGTGAGTCCCGGCTCAGGTTCATCAGCCCGCCGGCGATGATGCGTCCGTGGAACCGACGCGCCCTGGCGTCCTCGTAGACCTGGGTCACGCCGTCGACATAGGTCACCTCATCGACCCGGCCTTCCTCCAGCTCGTTAAACACTTCGATCGCCGGCTCCAGTAGGCGCCCCTCCATCGGCAGGAGTGCATCCAGCAGCGGCTCCGCGTGGCTGACGTCATGGAGCAGGAACAACGGGCGCAGCGGCTGGTCGACAAAGGCCGACACCAGCGCCTGCGGCTCGCCCTCCACCCGCAGCCCGTCAAAGCCTTCCGCGATGGCTTGCTGAATCGACGTTTCGCCGAAGTTCGCGTACACCTTCATCTACGGCTCCCCTGTGGGTGGATCGACGTGGGCCAACGCAGCACGAACTTTCTCTCGGATCGTGATCAATCGTTGCTCGTGCGGAATGTCCTGCTGTCGCCACTGTGTCGAGCTAATGCGGTAAGCCTCTGCGGCCTCGTTCAACTCACGCAGTAACTCTCGCAGCCCCTCGGGTGGGGCGAAGGAGGTGGCAGGCTTCAGCGCCGTGAATGAGTTATCGCAGTTTGGGCAGTAATGCGGACTCCCATTGCGACAGGTTCCGACAATGATCTGTTCGGCTAGCGGCTCGGGCGCTCGGACGAGCGCGGCAGCCCGCAACGCCTCTTCCAGTTCGTGCTGGACGTTGCCCGCATCCTCCTCGGAGGTATGGTCGTTCCACTCAACCGAATCGAGGAATGCGATCGCGTCCTGCGCGGCTTTTACCAGTCGCGGTTCCTGCCGTGCGCCCTCGACTACAGCTTGCCGATGTAACCGCTCTGCGTCGGGTCCATGTGGTGATGAATCGCATGCAGTTGATGACTGTTGATCACCCCGCGCTCGTAGCAGCGGTTCATCAGCCTCGACAGCACGTCTCGATTCAAGCGCCTTCGAAACACGCGCATCAGCATCCGCGTCAGCCACGGTGTCACTTGAGCCATCTGTGCAGCGTCCAGTTCGTTCAACTTGTCCATAACTCTCCTCCTTTTGCGACCGTGCGCCCTCGACGGACGCGGCGGTATCTTTGAGAATCCCGAGCACATCGGCAGCACTTGGTAACTCGAAGTCGTGCGGCCCGTCATGCCCCAGCGGAAACCAACAACGCCCACCATTCGGACTCGACCGCTGACACGGTTGCTGCACGACGTTATGCTCACTCATGCGATCGTCTCCTGGCGCTCCCGTGGACGCCGTCATACGCCACCACGCGCGTAATCGTTCTTGTGACGCTCTCGAAAGTGTCGTGAAGCCTCATGCGTCAATGTCGCGATCTGCTGTTCCTTCGACAGTGGTTGACCAGTTTGGAAATGCGCCTTCAGTGAGACATGAGCACGCCACGCGCAAAATGGACACGTCCAGTAGCGGTTGAACCGAGACGTCCTCGTCTGTAAAGTGGACGCCGTCATACGCCAACCCCAGGTGGAGCGGGATACTCGGCACGGACCAGATCCGCACAGGCTTTGAGCATGTCACGACGAGCGTCGGCGTAGGCGGCGTCGGCGGCGTAGGCGGCGTCGGCGGCGGCGTCGGCGGCGGCGTAGGCGGCGGCGTAGGCGGCGGCGTCGGCGTAGTCGGCGGCGGCGGCGGCGGCGGCGGCGGCGTCGGCGGCGGCGTCGGCGGCGGCGTCGGCGGCGGCGTAGGCGGCGGCGTCGGCGTAGTCGGCGGCGGCGGCGGCGGCGGCGGCGGCGTCGGCGGCGTAGGCGGCGGCGGCGGCGGCGTAGGCGGCGGCGGCGCGCATCTGCGAGCGCGTCACCGTGTCATCGCCACTCGCCCACCGTTCCGCTAACTCGATCGCCATCCGTGGTCGGTCCTCGCCGGGCGCCACATACGGTAAGGCCAACCGCGCGCACGCGCAGGCAATCCGCACCAGGGGCCGTCGCTCTGCCGACATCGGCGTGGATGGCATCGCACGCCCGATCCACCACAGCATCCAGTCGCCCCGATCACACGCCGCCCACGCGGACTGAAACGTGTCGAAGTTCGCAGCAAAGGCGACCGCCTCGTCGCACGCATCCTCCGCGCGCAGTGCGTCCACCCACGCTGGAGTAGTCGCTACACTCATGTCTCTGGCTCCCGTCATACGCCAACCCCGACCATCACGCTTCCCGCCAAATCTTTTGCTCCGGCGCAGCGCGCCAGCGCGTCACGAGCTCCACCACGCCTTCGACCGTGCTCACGTTTTCGACGCAGCCCTGTACTTTGTCCTTAAACTCCTGCTGCCGCTTATTCAGCCCCTTACGGCCATAGGCTGTGTCTGGATTCTTGATCTCAACGAGGTGCCACACCGTTCCGCACAGCACCAGTAGGTCCGGCATTCCTCGGCCAACCTTCGACAGATCGAGCACCGGGCAATACATCTGCTCGAAAGCATTGGCGATCACGTCGTGGTTGAGGTCCTTACGTCCCTTCAGGCGCATCTGATCTCTAAAGCTCTCGCTCTCATGCTTGCACCGCCGAGAGCAGTATTTGAGGGTATCCATGTAGCCAGTGATGGATCGACCGCAATGGCCGCACTGCCGACGCCTCAGCCTGTCTCTAAAATTTGGATTCTCTGCACCCACCATGCGCCGCGCGTAGCCAACCGCCATACACGGCCGAGAGCAGTACTTTGTGCTATCTAAGCGGAACGGCTTCACGCGCATCGTCTTGCCGCACGTCTCACACGGCTTCAAGACACGGCGCGTCATCTTCTTGTTCGAGCAACCACGGCACTGAGCGGCCTGCCGACTCTTCCACTCGCCGCAATGTGGGCAAACCTCGCGCGCCTTACCGTGCGGCTGCTCGGTCACGGTTTCGCTCCCCATCGACGCATGAACGTCTCCGTGTAATGCTTGGGCTGACCGAGGAAGGCGAGGACCATCAGCGACTCTCTAACGACACCCGCACCACACCGCTCGGCAACGTGGCGCAGCGCAACCGGAACCCGCGACGTCGCCAGAAGTCCGATACACTCCACGACAGCAGCCGCGCTGACGTGAACATGGTGATCGGCCGGCCCGCCTGGTGTGCTTCCCACAGCCGTTCGTGGAACTGCCGCGCGTCCTCGTACTGCGCTTGCCGCGGGGTCCGTGTCGGGAGTCTCATGCGCTCACCAACATCTTTTCTAGCAGGTGCTTCCCATCGGCTGAGAGCCACAGACTGCCGTCAGGTCGCCGTGCATTCGTCCAGCCTGCGACCTTGAAACAATAGCCAGGATTGCGGCTGTGAACCTTCGACGGATCGATGTAGGTATACGCGCGATTCGGTCCCCACTTCCGAACGGCGTGCTGTTCCGCCTCAAGAATGATCTCGGACGACCGCCGCGTCGACTCGTTTCTGAACATCGCGTTGTTGTATCCGACCTGGCCGTCCATCCGCATCGCAGGATCGGGAAACATCCACACCCACAGCACTAACCCCTGAGCGTCCCGCAGGACGAGCTTTCGCCCGCTGTAGGCAAATTGCCGAGCTCCCACCGTCCGCCGTGAATAATGACGGTCGGCGAGCTGACGACACTCGTCGTCGAAGTGCGTCGTCTTCATCAATCCGTCTGTCAGCGGCAGCAACATCACGCGCTCGCTTGCCGCGGGGTCCGTGTCGGGAGTCTCATGCCTTCACCAGTTTCATAAATGGTTCGCCCGCGAGCCTCAACGCCGCCGTCGCCAACTTCACGCGCCCATCTGAGTAGAACCGCTCCTTCGCCAGACACCAGCGCATCAACGCAGCCCCGTGAATCCATTCACCGCGCGTCACGATGCGATCGCCGATGCGACCGCGCAGATCGCGATCGTCCGCATCGACCAGCGGCACGAACCGTTTCGGCGTCTCAGCGACGCCGTGAGCGACGCATTCCGCACACCCGCACGCTTCCCCTTCCCACGCTTGCCGCTCGGCCCTGAGCCATTCGTGGGCTTCCACGGCTGGCATCTGCGGCACGTCCACGACATGCCCTCGGACAATCTGCCCCGCCCATTCCGCCGGCTTCGGCATCGCCGTCTCGCGCTCGAGCCATGAATCAGCCTTCGCCCGCACCTCGTGGAGCTCCAGCCGCTTGAGGACGTGGAAATACCCGTCCGCCTTCGCGCGCAGTTCTTCGGGCGTCTGCTTGTAGCGTTCCAGCGTCGCCGACAAGCGCCGATAGATAGTCAAGAACTCGTTGAAGTCATGGTCCTGCATCAGCGTTTACTCGGGCCAGCCGCGGCCACAGCCGCCCATATGTCATCGTCAGAAGGCTTCGCCATCGTCGCGAACTTCAACGGGAGGCCGCGCTTTTTCGCCTCTTCCACGAGCCGCGCTTGAAGCCACGCCCCGCCGTCCTTTTTCGGAATGACCAATCCGTCCCGCACCGCCGCAGCGTCGACGTCGAAGAACCACGAGTGCAAATCGAAGCTATCTGTATGAGTGCCGAGGGTTTTCATGCAATCGTCCAGCATCCACTCGAACACCGTAAGCCGTTGACCGTCGAAAATCGGGCGCTTGGAGCGGGCGTCCGGTTCTTTCTTAGAAGATGAAGATTGAAGATAGGAGATCGGAGAGCATACCCGCGGCATTGCCTGAGTGTTGGCATCGGGTTGGGAATGCCACCGCGATGCCGCGGCATCGCTCTGCCGACGCCGAAACTTGCTCTGCTTCTCACGCTCGGCTTCCAGTCGCTTATGCGTCAGGCGTCCGTCTGTGGCCGGCTGGAAGCAGCGACCGAGCGGGCCTTCCCAGACCTTGGCGAACCGGCCAGACGTCATCCCGGCGACGCGCGCCAACCCAGCCACATCTGCTGGCAGCGAGCCCTCGAGCCAGCACACGCACAGGAACGTGATGTAGATCCCGCGCTCGGTGTGGGTCATCGCCAGGACGCGCTCGTCCGACAGGAAGTCCTTAGGATAAAATTGGAACGCTGGCGCTTTTTCCTTTGGCATCCCTACACCGCCGCGTAGATCGATCCCCCGCCTGTGTTATGACCTCGAAGTCTCTTGCACTCGCCGACCCTGTGAATCAGTCCACGGCGCCGCAATCCCATATAGACCGCCCCGAAGGCACGATCGTCGTGTGGCACCACGCACGCCTGCTTACACGCCACCGTCAGCACTTCGCCCGACGTCGGCCCGTGCTCGCGTAAGTAGTCCAGCACGAAAGACTGAGCCTCCTCCATGAACGACGGCCGGCGCTCCTCGGCGTGCTGCAGGACTTGCTGCATCCCGAAATCCCTCGATCGTCTCGCCTGCTGGGGCGTGGGGAGTGCGTCGAAGTTGAACGTCTGAGCGCGCATCACGACTGCACCTGTCGGCCATGCGTCTCCCGCTCGTCCCGCCAGTCGCGCAGATGTACCAGCGCTTCCCGCAGCTCGCCTACGCGCCGCTCGTAGTCGATCCGCGACGTCTCTCGAATCGTTGCCGCCGCCACTTTGCCGATGTTCAGGGGACGACCCGGCCAGCGCTTGTGACGCACCAACGCGATCACGACTGCGCCTTCCGTAGCGGAAGGATCGACGGCGCCTGGCGGAGCAGCCGTAACAGTTCCTCAGAGAGCGCGGTGT